CTATCTGAAAGGAACCCATCATGGGTATGAAACGTGTTCTAACGCAAGATGCAGGCTCGCCACCTTCTGTGGCTGGCCCAGCTTCTGGTCTGATGTCCAACATTCTGCCAGTGGAAGTTACGACTGACACTAACCAGACTATCACTAATGCTCAGATTAGTGCTGGTGCAGTTTACTACACGGGCTTCTCTACTGGCCGGAACCTGACTCCGCCAACTGCCACAGTCTTGCTGACCTCATTTGGTGACATGAGCATTGGTGATACCATCACTATGTTTGTGTCTATCCAAGACGCATTTGCAGGTACTTGGCAAGCAGCCGCGGGTGTTACTCTCCGTGGTCGTGCAACTACCCCAGCCTCTAGTTTCAGCGTTGTCTGCATTACCCGCACGGGTGCAGCTACGTTCGACTGGACTGTTCTCTAAACAAGAAAGGAAACTGAAATGACTGTCGGTATTTTCAACACCGGGATGGCCAACGGCACTACGGACTACGTAGCAAAGTCGTTTGCATCCATGATCACCCGCCTGATGCCAAATGGCCAGGCACCTTTGTTCGGCATGACTTCCATGCTGCAAGAAGAAACTGCTGTTCAAGTTGAGCACGGTTTCTTCACCAAGACCATGATCTTCCCGAGCATGAACTTGGACGCAGCAGTTGCTGGCGCTGGTGACAATACTTTCACTGTGGCTAGTACCACCAACCTGCTTCCTGGCATGTTGATGCGTGCTCAGTCCACTGGTGAGATTGTTATCATCAACCAGATTCTGAGCACCACGCAAGTTCTGGTGGGCCGCGGCATTGGCACTACGGCTGCTGCAATCGCAGACAACGTCAACTTCTACCAAGTTGGCAATGCCTTCGAAGAATCCAGCATTCGTCCGAATGCCCTGCAAATCAACCCGGTTCGCATCACTAACCTGACGCAAATCTTCCGCAACACTTGGGCACTTTCGGGTTCTGCTCAGGCAACTCAAGTCATTGCAGGTGAAAGCCTCATTGCTGAGAACCGCATGGATTGCGCAGCTTTCCACGCAGCAGACATTGAGAAAGCATTGTTCTTCGGTGCCAAATCTCAAGGTACTCGCAATGGCCAGCCTTTCCGTACCATGGATGGCTTGCTGAACATTGTGGGTAACATTGCAAACTACCCTCCCAGCTACGCTGCTGCAAACGTTTACACAGCTGCTGCAACTACCAACTACACCCAGTTGGAAGCCATGCTGGATCCAGTGTTCAACCAAGTCACTGATCCAAAGGCTGGCAATCAGCGTGTGTTGTTTGTTGGTTCGGAAGCTCGCAAAGTTCTGAACAACGTGGGTCGCTTGAATGGGACTTACAACATCTCTGATGGCCAGAACTCTTACGGCTTGCAGTTCAGCAGCTTCAAGATTGCTCGCGGTCAGTTCAACATGGTTGAGCATCCTTTGTTCAACAGCAATGCTGACTGGTCGAAGCAAGCAGTTGCAGTGGACTTGAGCACTTTCCGCCTCGCCTATCTGGGCGGTCGCAAGACCAAGCGGGAAGAATTCAACCAGAATGGTCAGGCTGTTGACAACGGTATCGACGCAGTTGGCGGTTCGCTGACCACTGAGTTGACCTGCGTTGTTAAGAATCCTCCGGCAAATGCCTGGATTCGTGATCTGACCGCAGCGGCTGCAGGTTAATAAGGGGCTCGGAAATGGCTGTCATTCAAGTCAATCCTCCGGGCCTTCCTTCAACTGCGGAAGGCTACATCTCCTCAATCACCATTCGGATTTCAGGCTCTCCACAGGCCCTGACCCCGAATGCAACAACCGGACAAGTTACTTGCTCTGCTCTGGCTGCAACTCAGCTTGTGCAGGAAATTAACAAAATCAAGTTGATCACAGGTTAATCCCTCCCAGGCCTCTCTTAGAAATAAGGGGGGCCTTCTTCACTACCACCCTTCCCTACCACTAGGAGCTATCCTCCATGACTGCCGCAACCCAAGAATCAAAGCTTCACGTTTTCTTCAGCACCATCAAATCTATGCAGACTATCACTCCAAGTGGTGGCCGCATTCTGTTTGTGAGTGGCACTTACTACACCAAGGACGAGGAAGAAATTCAATTCCTCAATGAGATGGCCCGCAAGAATCGGGGAGTTTACACTCAGCCAGATATGCTCACCATCTCGGAAGCTGACCGGGATCCAATGCAAGCTCTCCGGAATAAAGTCCGGGCTGAGATTATGGCTGAGATGCAAGGCCATCTGAACCCAGAAAATGATCGGGGCACCTCAGTCCAGGGCAACTTGAATCCAGCTTCCACCCGAGATATGGCCCCCGTGGCTGCTGGTGGAGATGCCACTCAGCTACATACCCAAGTCAGCAAACTTGTTGCTGGCGCCACCAAGAAGTAAGAGAGCAAAATGACGCTGACCGAACTGCAGAATGAAGTCTATGCAATTACCAACAGGCCTGATATGGCTACCCAGACTCTATCTGCGGTTCGGGCAGCTACATTGACTTTGCACCAAAGTGACTACTACTTCAAGGATCTCTTTGAGACTGGAGTACAGTTCCCCACAGAGGACTACATCCAGCAATGGGAGTACATTTCCCTGCTGCCTCGCTTCAGATCTCTCAAGTATCTGAGGAAGACAGATGTTGCAGGCACGGACACAGGTAACTTCTTTACCATCCTGCCCCCCGAATTGCTCATAGATTCCTACGGGAATAACTTGACTGATGTGGTATACATGGCAGGTAGCGTGATCCAACTCCGCTCCAGCACCCCATTCAAGTACGCCATCCTGGGCTGTTATCAACACCCCAACATAACTGTAGCAGGATATGATTCTTGGATTGCCCGAGAACATCCCTACGCAATAATTTATGCCGCTGCTGCCAGAATCTTTAAGCAGGTCGGCAAAGACACTGAGTACAACGTATGGACTAGGATGGCTATGGAAGCCGCCAGCCAGCTAACTCTCTCCAACCTACAAGCACAAGGATACTAAACATGTCTGCATCTATCTGGACTCCAACTCAATCTGTCGTAGTAGGCGGTGCTGGGGCAAGTATTGCTCTGGATGCTAAGACAGATTTCTCCTGTGTTGGAGATGGAGTAACTGATGATACCTTCAATCTTCAGCGGGCTATCACTGCTGCGGAGACGGAAGGTAAGTCCCTGTTCCTGCCTTCTGGCACTTATCGAGTTACTGCCACCCTGACTGCCACCAAACGGCTGCATATGTTTGGCACGGGAGCTAGGACTTCCACTATCAGATCCTCCGCATCGGAGGCTTTTTTGGTTCTGACTCCCCTGAATTATGGCAACACTTTCAGTTACTACCATGACTTTGGTATTGTGCCTGAAGTTGCCGGTGGAGGTGTAAATGGCTTCGTTTGCAGGCTAACTGCTGCAGGTGCTGGATTCTCTTACATGAGCGATTTCATGATAGAGAGGACTTACATTGGCGACTTCAGTGGTTATGGCCTTGTGTTCGATAACGGGGTCAGTAATACTCAGGGCTTCTCTACTTTCTCTGTGCGCCGGAACTGGATCAGCAACGGTATCAATGGCATCAAGCTAGGTGACTCAGTCAACTTTGAAGAGAACACTATCACGGATGGTGAGACTATTGTTGCTAACAAGACGGGCGGCAGGATTGGCTTCCTGCTTACTAGCATGCCTGGCACTCAGCAGGTAATCATCCGCTCCAATAACATTACCACATCTGCTGGCTCTTTGGCACTGATCAATATGGATCAGGTCACTGTGGAGAATAATCAGTGCGAGCATCCTTATACCAAGGACATTCCCTATGGAGCTAGTGGAATCTACGGCTCCCTTCTTTATATCAACAACGTCTCCCATTCCACCATCAATGGGAACACAATCCAGCCGGGTAACCTAGATTCCATTGTTCGGACGGGTACTCTGGCGGGAACTCCTGTCATCACGGGACTCTCCTCTACCGCGGATCTTAGCGTAGGGATGAGTGTGTCCGGCTCGAACATAGTTCTTGGTAGCCGTATTCAATCCATCAACTCCGCCACTCAGATCACTCTGACAGTGGGAGCAACTGGATCTGGAGCTACTTCCCTGACTTTTGGGTACGCTCCCAACGTGGCGGTATTGTTTGAAGGCACCAACTGTGCCTATAACACCTTTACGAATAACCACGTTTATAAAGGTACTCTGACTCACCTGAACTTTACCTCTGGCGTAGGTATCCCAGTAGTTACTCTGGGAGAAGGCAATGTCTATGAAGACACTGGAGCCAGTCCAGCAATTCCACTTGTTAGCAATCCGTACGGCAACATCAATGCTTCCTTGCTACCGGCAGTTACCTCTAGCTCATTGCCTGATGCCACTGATTTTCCCGGCGGCGTAATTTGGGATACTACGGTACTCAAGGCAAAGATCAGTAATGGCGCAGTGTGGTCTGATCTAGGCTCCGGATCTGGAGGAGCAGGTGTAGCTACGCGGCTGAAAGCAGATTTGGGAGCCATTGGAGATGGTGTAGCAGATGATACTGCGGCACTCGTGGCTGCTATTGCTGCTATGCCAGAAGGTAGCACCCTTGTGCTAGATGGCCTGTTCCGTATAACTAGCACAGTTAGTTGGAATAAGCGGGTATCTCCCTTCTGCTTTGCTGCCACATATGGCATCTTGGTAGAGTGCGGCCCGCTGAATGATGGCATCATCTTCCGTGGCACTGAGCCAGTTTTGGTCAATGGCTTGAACGGAATGGACATTCGCTTGAATGTCTACGGTCGGGCTAATGCTTGCGCCCACGCAGTAACTTTTGAACGCCTAGATCGCTCCAGGGTTCTGTTGAATGTGCGTGCAGGTGCAACTGCTTACGCAGTGAGACTCCGTGGCTGCTTGATTAACGAGTGGCAGATTGATTCTTCTGTTAACTATCCTCCTCCAATCAGCAGTCCAGGCATGTGCTTGCACCACATGTTGGTAGAAAACTTTGGTGTGCCTACAGGTATTTCCAACTCTGTAACTATTCCATCTAGTCCGGCCACTACTTTTACTCGCACCGCTCACGGATATACTGCACTTACCCGACTGGTCTTCACTGGAACTCCTCCTCCAACTCCATTCATTCTGGGCAAGCCTTACTTTGTTAGAGCCGCAGGACTTACAGCGAACACGTTCACTCTCTCTGCCACGGATGGTGGGCCTGCTGTAACTACTAGCAGTGCTGGTGGCACTTTCACTGTAGCCACTTGTGAGCCTGTGGCCTCCAATACCAACACCTTCTGGGTTAACTTTGAGGGCGGCACTGATGGCTATGTGCAGCCAGCTATGCCAGGAGAAGGATCCAATACCCTGACAGGTGAGATTGAAGGTCTGGTAGGTGTGCCTATCTATGTCGAAGCCTGCCTAGGTTTGACTGTGATGAATCTGAAGATGGAAGCCAATTCCCTGGGCTGCCAGTTCAATTCCTGCGAGTCTCTATATCTGGGCCCTGCCATAGTTAACTTTGGCTCTGCTTCCAACGGATTGTTCACACTGAACTCATGCCAGCAGTATACCGTGGATGGCTACTTTGGTAAGCTGACAGTAAACCAGAATTGCTTTGGTGGCAAGATTGGCCAGATAGAATGCCCTGGGATTGGAGATGTGCAGATCCTAGATAGGACTGTTAATCAGTCTGCCCCAGTTACCATTACCGCCAACAGGAATCTAGGTATAGGCCCAGGCACTATTGGGGGTGACTGCATCTTTGTTAACCCCTTCACAGAAATGTACGGGGCAAATAATCCTACTGTCGGGCCGCCCCTAGGCTTTACCTCCTACGGATCTGGTGGCGGAGGTGTGAAGGCTTTGACACCAGTTTATCCTGGTAACCCCTTCATAACTTCCATCAATGCATCCACAAACAACACGGGCACGCACACCAATGGGCTCTCTGTAACTAACAGTGCATTCTCTCCTACTGCATTGGAGGAATGGTACTCGGTATTCATTCCCACCTATGCAGTATCCAACAGAGCCTTACCTTCCTTGCGAGTGCTGATAAATGGAAGTGATCTTTACACACTGAGTCTCACTCCTGCTACATCTGGACTGAATACCTGGATGGAGAACCGAGCTAGTTTTAAGGTTCCGGCTGGACAGACCTGGGTTGTGTTCATCTCTCTTATTGATAACAACACCGGCACCTACCAACTCAGCTCAGGCTGGCAGTACTACATCGGAGGTTGCGTGATTTATCGAGGAGCCATTCCTCCGCGATTCTTGCACAACTCGCTGTCACGACAGGCTCACGTTAGTCCAAGTGTTTCTCATCCTCCTCCTTATTTGGGCTGCAAGGCTTATGTTGCAGGTAAGTGGTACCTAGCGGCAGACACAAGTACCGCCGCTGACTGGATCATATTGAACTAATATGCCACAACAATCTTACAGAGCAAACCTCTCGGCTGCTTCGTATCCGTTCCTCCTGTCCCGCTCTGCGGGCTCTGTGATAATCCCAGGGCCTGATCAGAACTACGACAGGAG